TTTATAAGCTTGTTTTTACAGTGTTCAAATTATGTCAGAATTGCTTACTCCTAAGGTTATCCTAATTCTAAGAACTATGAGCAAGGACTTGAGCAAGTGGACTAGAGAGGTATTATCATGTGCTGTCGAGAGTGATTTGATGACAAGGCTACCAGCATGGCAAGACTGGTGTCAAAGTGCTAAGCTTTGCGAAAGGTCCATGAAGTTTTTTGAAAAGCCAAGAATTGCAGCTATCAAAACTTTGAAAAAGAATCGCCCAAGATAGTGTTTTGGGGCATTTGAGAAAGGCATATCACAATTTAGATCTAGCAAACAAAGTTTTTGATATGCATGAAGGCGAAGCAGCTTTTAGGTATGAAAGTGAGAATTATTTCGATTGGGTCATTACCATTTGTTACTATGCAATGTACCAAGCTTCCTTATCTGCGTTAGCTGCTGTCAGAAAGGAAGGCGAGACTCATGCTGCAACGGTTTGTGCGTTGATTTACTATTACGTGCATAAGAGGAAGAGGCTTGGCGAAGAATACTTGATTTCTTTGGATATAATCGCAACTCTGGCAAGGCAAGATGTACAAAAGCTTGTTGAGAAGAAGGGGAAAGGGAGAAAGCTTCGTATGATACGAGCTTCATAACACAAAAGGGACTTGCTGAAAGGGCTTTAACCGATGCAAGGGAATTTGTGGCAAAAATCAGAGAAATCCTAGAAGAAGGAATGGGTAGAGAGTTTTTGTCTGGAGTCTGATTCTTCTGCAGGAAGAAATGTTTGTGAGCATCACTGCTAGCGTGTGCTATTTTGTTTTGTATTGGTATTTTGTGTTGTTGTCTATTATGTAGAAGATGTGGGTGGTTTCTTTTTTTGGTGGCGTTGGGGTTTTTTGGATGTAGAGGATTGGTTTTATTAGGGCTTCTGAGATTTTTGCTAGGTCTTCCATGGTTGCCATTTTTATGATTGTTGTGTCTGGTTTGATCAGCGGTTCTTCTGTTGTTTCTGCGATGATTTCTTTGTATTCTTTTAAGATTTTTTTTAGTGGTTTTTCTTTGGGTTTTGGTGGGGTCGTTGGTTTGGTTTTTATGTATATGAGGGCTGTGAGTACTAGGCTTGAAAGGGCAGCTACGCAGAATGTGTAGGATGCGTTTCTTTGGTTCGGTACCCATGGTAATGGTGTTATCGTAGTTTGGTCTATTATTGTGAGGGAAGTTTCCATCCTTCCCTACGCTTTTTCATTATGACTTCTTGGATTGTTGGCACTTTTAGGGCGAATTGGATGTGGCGGCAGCTGCTTGTTTGGCAGTAGTCGCACCAGACGCCTTCAGGCTTGAAGTAAACGTCTATGATTCTTCCCTTGGATATTCCATTTGCGAGGGTTCTGTCTAAAATGCGGACGCCGTTTTCGCTTAGGTTGAAATGTTCAAGTTGCGGAAGTTCAGGTGTGGGTGTCAGGATTTTTAGTTGTTCGCATTTTTCGCGGATGGCGTCTGTTATGAAGTCTGCGAGGCTTGTGTAGCCCATTTCTGGATAAGCCTTAATGTATTCTTCTATTTTGTTTACGAGTTCTCTTTGGAGGGTTACTCCGCGGTATTTTCCTATGGGCATATACCTTACCTTTACCCTATCTATACATCAGTCAAGCTCTAATAAAATTTTCGCTTTTCACATGTCACCTTTTGACTTGGTTGAGTCGACAACTCTTAAATCAAACCACATGAACACCATATTAAAGAAGTCTGAGTGGGGTATAAAATGCCAAAGGGAAACTACAAAAGTGTCACACTCAAGGAAGAGCTTGTCGACCGCGTAGCAAAAGCCATCCGCAGGGCAGGAACATACCACAGCATTGCAGAGTTTGTATCAGAAGCCGTGCGTTTAAGGCTTGAAACCATAGAGAAACAGATGAAGGCAAGAGAGGCGGAAGATGAGCCTGAAAAGTGACCCGCGATTTTAAGCCTTTCTTGTTTCGCCGCCTCAGCGTGGTGTTAGGTGATTTTATGCATAGGAGAAGCGAGTTGCAGCGTCAGAAGCGGAGTATTCGCAGAATCATTTTCACAAGCAGCTTCCATGACAAAATTTTATGCGAAACAATTTGCAGACTTTCGCGTGATGAAGTCTTAGGCTTGCTCCGCGAGCCTGTTCAGGTCAGCCTTGTTCCAGACGTGGAGAAGGGTGAAGTGTTGCTTGACTCTCGTGGTACAGGAAGCTTTCAGAAGGTGCGTGCGTGATGGCTGGAGGAAAGCCTTGGACGCAAGAAGAAATCGATTTATTGTTAGACATGGTTCGTCAGGGAAGGGGCGCTGAAGAGATTTTTAAGTCAGGGAAGTTTCTAGGCCGGAGCTTTCGGTCTATTGATACCGCGATTAAGCGGTTGTCTATTGCGCCACAAGCGAAAAAAGTTTTTGCGCCGCAAGTCGGGGAGGCTGAGATTGTTGGCTTGGAAACGATTGTTAAGCATTACCTAGATGCTTTCAATAAGATCTGCGACCTTGAGCAGTACGACAAGTCCGATCTGGAGCGTTTCCGCATTATCTTCATGGCTGCTTGGAAGTACCGTGATCTTTTCCGTGAGTATCAGGAGATGGAGAGGGTTGAGGCCCGTATTGAGGATCTGGAGAGAAAGATGGCGGAGTTACAGGCGAAGAAGAAAGGATCTGAAGTTCCTTTGGCGGCTTGAGCTTGTTGACTCTTTCGCTCGTGACGTGGAGAGGCAAGAGGAAATCGAGATTAGGGGTTCTGTTGACTACGCGGAAAAGGTTTTGGGTGTGAAGCCTTTCCCTTATCAGGTTAAGCTTCTCGAGGACTCGGGCAAACGTATAGTCGCGTGTATGGGGCGGCAGTCGGGGAAAACAACGACGATAGCCATGAAGGCCATCCACTTTGCGGATACTAATCCAAACGTGACCGTGCTGATTACAAGTCCGAGCCTGAGGCAGAGCATGATAATGTTCGACCGCATAGCCGGCTTTGTTTATTCCGCGGCTCGGTTGAGAAACAAGATAGTGCGGGCGACAAGAACTCTGATCCACTTTGAGAATGGAAGTCGCGTAATAGCCTTTCCTTGCTCGCTGAATCTACTACGCGGTTACAGCGCTCAGATGGTTATCTGTGATGAAGCGGCCTTCATGCCTGAAGAGGTTATTACGCAAGTGATCTTTCCCATGCTTAGCACAACAGACGGCTACGCAATTTTTCTGAGCACACCTTGGGGCAAGGGCCATTTTTTCTATAGGGCTTTCGTTAACCCGTCTTACAGCGTTCACCGAGTCAAGTCAAGCGAGTGTCCGCTGATCAAGCCTGAGTTTCTCGAGGAAATGAGGCAGAACATGACCCATGAAGCGTACTTGATGGAGTATGAAGCCGAGTTCGTAGAGGCTGTGAACAGTTTTTTCAGTCAAGCCTTAATCCGCGGTTGCGTTGAATTAGCCCAAAAGCACAGTGTGGAGCTGTACGCAAGTCTTGAGGCCTCGTTTCCAGTTGCGGAGTATTACGCAGGAGTCGATTTTGGGAAGCTCCAAGATTATTCTGTGCTCACGGTTTTGAGGCGTGAAGGCGACGCCCTCAAATTAGTTTACATGTACCAGTTTCCGCTTGAAACGCCTTACACACAAGTGATCGGGCATCTCGTCCGAGCTGATCAGAAATTCCAATTCCGTAGCTTGCTGGTGGATCAGACCGGCTTGGGTGAGCCGGTTCTTGAGGAGATCCGCAACCAAGGCGTAGGCTGCGCTGAAGGCCTGAAGTTCACGATTCAGACGAAAGAGGACTTATTGACGACATTGAAAATTGCAATGGAACAGAACCGTTTAGCAATACCGTATCATAGACAGTTATGCGAGCAGATCAACGAGCAACAATACGCTTACAGCAAAAGCGGACATCTACAGTTTAGTCATCCAGAAAACAGCCATGATGACATGTTGTGGTCCCTCGCATTAGGAGTTTACACAGGCACGCAGGCGCCTCCACCTGGAAAGGGCGCGGTTATGCTTCCACATTAACCTTGGTGAAATAAGATGGAAGAAGAAATTTTCGTTGCTAATTCAAAGGGCGACGTGAAAGCCTTGGGCATGAAAATAAATTGTGCTCCAGCAGACCTGCACATCTACGTTAACGGCGTGGACATTACAAAAAACGTGGTTCTTGAAGAAGTTCGCATCGTGATAGAGAGGGCATCCGAAAGTAAAGGCATTGTCTTAGCGCCTACAAAGTAGTGAAATAATATGCCGTGGAAAAGCACTTTAAAAGACGATTTCGAAGCTCAACGCCAAGTTCCGCCAGAAATTAGCAAGCGCCAGATTGAAGAGGAGATCCCGGTTAGCTGGAAAGCTGATGGCATGCTTTGGGGCTATGTCACAAGGTATATGCTTAAAGGCTCAGGCGCGGGCTTTGTTACTCCGCCTTACACGGCTTATTGGGAACGCATTTGGGGTGCGGTTCCAATTGAAGACCTGCCCAAATATAAGGACCTTTACGCATTCACACCATATATTAAAGCGTCACTTGATGTTACCGTTAACCTTGCCATAAGCAACGGGTTCGAACTTGAAGGCGCCGATGATGCAGTCCGCGAATGGCTTTCAGATTGGATTGACGAACACAACATTCTCCAAACATTACGGATCGTTGCCACGGACATGCTTGTCTTCGGAAGCGCATACCTGGAGCTTTGCAGAGATGAAGACACAGGTAAAATTGTTTGGCTCAAACCGCTTGACCCTGTTCACCTTCGGGTTCGCCGAGATGCTTATGGAAACGTTTTCGGCTACATTCAACTATTGACTTTTCCACCCGTCGTTTTTGAAGCAAACGATATTGCTCATTTCCGTTGGGGGGCTAAGTCATGGTGGTATGAGTTCAGCTATGGCACAAGCCTCCTTAGACCGTTGCTGAAGATTCAGGCATTGCTTGATCAACTGGAAAGCGACATAGCAGTGATTATTCACTGTTACACTAAGCCCATGCTCGTTGTGAAGGCAGGCAGGCCGGAAATGCCCTTCAGCGACCCGCAACTTCAGCAGCTAATGGAAGCTTTCCGAGACCGTCAGCCTGCGACTGACGTGTTTGTCCGCGGTGATGTTACCGTTGATGTTGTTCCCAGCCTTACAAAAGATGTGAATGTCCAGTTCTGGCTTGATTACCTCTACAAGCAACGCGAAGCAGTGTTAGGCGTGCCGAAGATATTTTTAGGCGAAAGCGAAGGAACAAACCGTGCAACCGCTGAGGTTGTAATGCAAGAGTACGTTACAAGGCTTCGGATGATACAGGAATTGCTCGGAGACAAACTTGAAACCGACTTGTTTAAGCAGCTTATCCAAGCCAAGTTTGGCGAAGGCGTCGAGGTTCCGCATGTTAAGTGGCGTCAAATTTGGGAGCCCACAGTTGAGGATAAAGCCAAATTTGTTGGTGACTTAGTGGAGAAAGGCATTATTCTGCCAAGTGAGGCGCGGTCGCAGTTAGGCTTTCCCGAAGAATATCCAGAAGGGGAGCCCCTACTAAGTATGCCTACCCCTACCAAGAAAGAGAAACAGTTGAAGCCTGAAGACGTCGCTAAGGCTGTTGTTGAAAAGCTCAGTAGAGGCGAATAAAAATGCCAGGGCTTGAAGAAGGCACAACTGTCTGGCGCATGCGTGTTGCTGATCCATCACGGTTTGACAAGTTTAGAGTTAAGGAGATCACAGAAGGCGTAAAAATAACGCTTGGAAGAGTTAAGAGCTCTGACCGCTGGGAAATTCAGAATTATATGTTTGACAAGCAACGATTCAGAACACGTGAGCAAGTTAATAACTGGTATGAAAAACACGTAAAAAGTGAAACCCGTACAGCTATGGATTTCAACGTATGGAATGAGTACCGTAAAATGGCTCTTCAAGCTTACATGGAAATATCACACGTTTCATAGTCATGGTGAGAATATGAGTTTTCAAGCAGCAGATCCAGAACTTGAGAAGGCAATGCGGCAAAGAGAACAAAAGTACGGTTACAAAAGAGGCTCAAACACAAGCTTCACCAAACCCAAAGAGTATAAAGATATCCCTGAAAGCCAATTCGCAGACCCAGTAGGCTACAACTATCCCATCGACGACGCTCATGTCAAAGCAGCTGTTACTTATTGGAGCCACATGGATCATAGAAAAGCTTACGGTCCTGCTGCACGTGCCTTCATAACCCAGCGGATTATCAAATCAGCATTAGCCAAAAGCATAACGATCAGGTGGCAGCCTGACGATCCGGATTACAGAAACCTTCCCGAAAGCTTGAAAAAGCGCATGGAAGGCTACGGCCAGAAGAGCATGCTTGAGGACTGGCAGTCATTTCGCGCCTGGCAAGAAGCCCTATTTAAAACTCGCAATAAACGTGTTCCCGCAATGGTATGAAGCTCTACACAGGCTTTTCAACGACTCTTTCACGCACGGGTTTCTTTAGGTCTTTCTTGCAAATATTTCCAGCTTGAAGTGCAGTAACTCGCCCAACTTCTAAGATATACTCATCATAACGATAATTTGTAGGGATAGGAAAAGCATCATCATCGTTTAGTATTCTAATGTGTTTACCGCATACGGCACATCTTTCGTAATGGTATGTTCCTTTTTTCCACATCATTGCTCAATCAAATGTGGATGTTTCTGATTAAAAAGTCTTCGTTAGTGATTTGAAATGCAATTGCGTTATTTTGTGCCTTTTAAGGCTCAGGAAGGCGTTAAGGTAGAGTACGCGCTCAAGGAAAAACTATTGAATATAGAGGGCGTGGCAATCGATACGAGCGTGAACGCTAATAAGTGGCAGATTCCCGCTGAAGACCTTGACTTTTTAACACAATCGCTTTTTGGTGCACAGCTCCGTGTGGATCATGCTGAAAGTGCCTTGATGATTGTAGGTAAGGTTTCTGAGAGTAAACGTGATGGCGATAAAATTCTCTTTCGGGCTGAAGTTGGCGAAGAAAAGCTTATTGAAAAAATACTACGAGGATATGTTACCCATGTAAGCGTCCAAGTTGACAGTGAGGATGTTGAATGCAGCAAATGCAAACGTCCCACACGCAAAGAGGGCATGCTCATTCACCTTTGCCCTGGAGCTTGGGAAATCGTTCACAAGCCAACAGTCCGAGAGTTAAGTATCGTGGCATCGCCAGCCTATAAAACAACGGAGTTTCAACCCGTGGGCTTTTTCGCTGCTATGAATGATGCCCAGTGGAATGCAATTATGAAAACAGTTGCGGGTTCGAATCCCGCTGCTTCGCAGTCACTTTCTAATAAAAGTGATGATGTGGGTTCTAAGCGAGAGCTGCAAGAACCTGAAAAGCAAAAATTAGAAGCAAAAGAGGTGAAGCACATGTCCGTTAAAGCGGATAAAGATGCTTCTCCACACCAGGCACAAGGCGTAGTAAATGTGGCTCCGGGAGAAACAGCACCGAAACAAGTGGAATATCAAGACCTCATGAATCAACTGCAGCAACTTGAGAAACAGATAAGGGAAGGTCATCCAAGCGCAAGCGACTCGGAAATCGACGCTTTAAACAAAAAGATAGGTGAATTAGAGGCGGAAATCGGAAAAAAAGCTCGAAAACGAGAGCTAAGCAAAAAACTCAGTGAACTAACAAAGAAGCTCAGTGAAGAGGAAGCAACGCCAGAAGAGGAAGGCAAAGAAGAAGGCGAAGAGGCTAAGATTCCGAAGGCTGAAGCTGAGGCGAAGCGTGCAAGTGGCAAGGGCATAGTTGCTGTTGACGAGATCAGCAGGGACATGCTTGGCAACTACGACTGGTTCAAGGATTTACTCAAGGCTCACAAGAAACTTGTTGGATTCCAGTAAAAGGTGATTTTGAATGAGTCTTACTCCTGACGCACGTATAGCAGGAAACATCTACAGTCTTCCAGGAGACATCGTAAGCTTCGCAGTAGGCGCAGCCGTAACAATGGGTCAACCCGTTAAGATTACTGCTGATATGACAGTTTCACCAGCAACTGCAGTAACCGACAAAATTATCGGAGTAGCCGTGACAAACCAAGCAACCGTTGGCAAGCAAGTCAGCGTTTTGATGGGCTGCCCAATCGTGTACGTGACTGCAAGCGCAGCAATAACAGTTGGTCTTCATGTTGCTGCCACAACAGGTGGGCAAATTGTGAGCGTTAGTGCAGGTACATTGGCTTACCTTATCGGAATTGCTGTCGAAGGTGCCGCAGCTGCTGGTGCGGTCATTAGAGTCGCAGTTATGCAAATGATCATGCCAGTATCATAGTGAAGGTGAATTGACATGAGTCTTTTTAGAGATGCACTTTCATGGGTGGACACTGGCGCAATCGCGTACCCGTCACTCCATAAGAAGATTTTGGAGCTGACGATGCCGGCGCTCGTAGTTAAGAAGCTGTTTCCAGAATTTCCGTTGGTCGCGGGTAAAACTGCAACCTTCGTGAAGCAAAGTGGAAGCCGAGCAGCAGCTCTGAGTGAAATAGCGGAAGGCAGCGAAATCATGATGGATTACACGCCGTACACAACGATAACGGTGACGCCTTACAAAAAAGGCGCACGTCAACGGATAAGCCGAGAGAACATTGAAGACTTGTACATTCCAGTTATTGAGGATCAGCTACGGCGACTTGCAAGGCGAATGGCTTACACTATTGACAAGGACTGCCAGTTAGTCATTGACGCAGGCGCAGGGATCAGCCAAACCGCGACAGGCACAAGCCTCGGAGCAACAGGCACGGAATTTACCATAACCGGTGGACTTGGCACGAAGGACATTTTGAAGGCTAAGGCAGCTATTGAAGGCTACAACCTGATTCCCGACTCAATACTGCTAAACCCAATAAACGCAAGAGATGTGATGTATCTGCCTCAGTTCAGCTTACACCTGCAATATGGGGAGCCAGTAATCCAAACTGGAAGCATAGGCAAAGTCTACGGCATGGACGTAATGATAAGCACCGTGATTCCAGTAGGTACAGGTTACATTCTCAGCACAGGACAAAACTTAAGCGCCGCATACGCTCCAATCGGCTTCTTCGTCATCAAGCGACCTTTGCTTACAGATGTTGACATCAAAAAAGAATTTGACTGCGTAGAAGTTTCGTTGACAACGAGGTACGCGCCTGTTGTGACATATGGAGAAGCAATCGTAAAAGTGACAGGTTTAGCATCAAGTTAAACAGCCTAAAATTTCCCATTTTATTTTCCCATTTTTGTTTCAATCCTCAATCACACAGCGGGTTGAGGGAAACAGAGTCGTGGCAAAAATAAAAGCCTCATGGAGGTGAATGAAGAAAAATGCCATTGCAATTCAACTTGACGAAAGGCCTACTCTACGGCATAACTCTTGGCTTACTCTTCGGCGTTGCCATATTCGTTCTGGCTTCAAATGCTTATGGTCTGGGTTTCATTCCTGCTGCACTTACACCAACGGTAATCGCTGGTCTCGTGTTCGGGAATGGTATCTTGACTGGCATTAGCTGGGAATACGGTAAATGGCTGAAAGAGTCGCACAACTATGGCTTAATGTTCTGCATAACAAACGGGTTCTTGGTGGGCATTACTTTCGGCATATACTTTGGACTGGGCATATTTGTTATCGCTGGTATTGCTTATGGACTGGGCTGGCTCACTTTGACTGCAGTACAACTTGCGGGCATAAGTTTTGGAGCTTCTATCCTAATGTTCGTAACAAACGAGTATGCCGACTGGCTGGATCGTCAAAAAGTGCAGACTTCAGCAACTGGCCCGCCTCCAACGCCATAGTCAGAAGCCTGCGTATAAACCATAAAAAACTCCCCCTTTTTAGTCGCATAAATTTTTCTCATGGGAGAAAAGTAGGTAGATGATTTGACCGTTCAATATGTGAGTTACACGGATATTCAGAGTCATCTTAACGCGAGTTTTGACTCTGCAAGCTTGAGCTACACAGTGTTTGGTTTGCCCGTGGCCCAAGCGAGTTTTCAGGCCCATGTTGATTATGCCAACTTGTACGTGAATAGTATTGTAGGTCAGGATTTACTTGTGACTGATTCGCGGTACAATTGGGCGAAGATGGCTGCTTTCAATCTTGCTTCACTTCGTATTCTTGTGGCTGCAAGCGGCGGCATGCTCCTCGGCGCCTTCGACTACCGTCTCGGAGACCTTTACATAACAAAGGCTTCAATTGGTAGGCTTGCGTTTGAAGGAGCGGTTCAAGGCTTCCGCAACGACTTGCTCAGAGTCCTGGTGAATTTTGCTTTGCCCGTGAAGGCTGCTGAAGCTTCAGCCAAAGACGAAGTCCCGACATATCGGGGCGGGTTGATCAACCCATGAAAGAATGTTTTTGGGGAGCCTATTGTGCTCATGCAATTCTGACTGATAGGATCGGCGTTTATCATTGTCCCTTTAGAGACTCATGTTTCAAACGAATAGAAAGTAAAAAAAGATGAGCAAAGTCTTGGGCAAAGGCAACTATATCGTGGCTAAAGTGAATGGTGTTAAGATGGTTTTGACAAGCGCCGAACTTAAGCAACTCATGGATAACGGCTACGATGTTGAGATTGTCGGGTGAGGATAAAATGAGGAAACACGCTTTAAACATGGTTGTTCTCGTGATTGCAACAATAATTTTTGTTATGTCACTTTGGCAGCATGAGTTGCTGGTGATAGGCTATATTTGGAGTAACCCTTCAGTTTATAACGCACCGTTCCAAATGTGCAGTATACCGCTGATAAGAATGACGATTGGGCAAGCGTATGATTTAACGTTGATTCTCACGTCTCTTGCGTTAGTTTTAAGTGATTTGGCGTTGTGGTTCTGGAACGATTAAAAGGTGAAACCCGAACCCACTCAGAAGGCTTTGTGGTGAAATCTTCTCCCTTCTCTCCCATCGACAAACTTGTTGGTTGGGGGCTTTCTGAGAGGCGGGAATTTGTTTGATGATTGAGAAGCTTAAGAGACTCAGCAAGCTTGTGTGCGAAAAGTGTTCTGTTACCGATTATTCTGTTTGCACTCATTGCGAGATTAAAAAGTTGATAAATGAGCTGATGGAAAAGTGAACGTTCCACAAAGCTATTACGATTTCATAATGCATTACGCACCGTACTTTTATGTTATTCCTACGTTGTTGACTGCTGACGCGTCTGCGGGACAGAAAAACGTCACAGTGGCTGACGGTTTCAAGTTTCAATCAGGCTTTCCCGTCGAAATAAACGATGATGCTCACAGTGAATGGAATCAAGTTAATACCGTCAACGGTAACGTTGTGACGATGCAGAATAACCTTGCATACACTTACCACGTTGCTAAGAACGGCAAGGTTGAAGGTCCAGACCCAGCTTTTGGGCAAGGTGTGTTTCCTGCTGCCTTCGCCATTGACTTTCTTTATCAAGCTTATAGCGCTCCGCAATTCAGCGCGAACCAGGTTGCCATCCTCGCTGAGATCGTGAGTTTGGCGAACTTTATTGTTTCGCAGCAGTGTACTAACGCTTCAAAGAACGCTTACGGTGGCTTCGCGAGCGCTGTGGGCAGTACGCAGTATTATGCTGTTGATGCGGGAAGATGTATCCCAAGCCTTCTGAGAGCTTACGCCTTAACAAATACAGCGAGTTATCTTTCAGCCGCGGTTCTCGCTGGCTACACTTTCCTTCATAATATGCAAACTCTTCCTGTCTTTTTTGGTATTTTCGATAGGTATTACGGTGGTTTCGCCAGGTACGTCGACATCAACGATAACTGGAGTCAGTACATGGATATTGAGCCAATTTATGGGTTTATCGGTTTGCAGATGCTGGCAGAAACTTACGATGTGGGCAACGCGAGCACATATACTACTATGATGAGTGATGCGATTGCGTTCCTTCGAAGTGGCTTTGAGCAGCTTTACCTTTATTTTGACCCGAAACCAGATGGTGACGGAAAATGGCATCGAGTCGGCTTAGGTGAAACTCAGGTTTATGATGATCCTGTTAGCTTCGCACTGTTAGGGCTTTATACTTACGAAGGCTGGAGCACATCCTGCCAAAGAGTGTACAGTTTTATCGAGGCTATTCGGGCTTCAGCTCAGTACCCAGCTTATAACCCAGCGATTTGTTGGCCAGGATACATTGACGTCGTAACCCGTTTTCCAGCATGCGCCTACTATGACGCCCTAACGAGTGGTATTCTCTGGAAAATAAGAGCTGCACATGACAAGCCAAGCCTTGCCTTAAGCATGCAAATCATCAACAAGTATCAAAACGAGTTCTTGGCTTCGTGGGGTCCAGTCTTCACGGATTACAGCCCCATCACGCCTCAGAAAGCCATGGCTAACACAAGCTGGCTTGCACAACTATTCCTCAACTATCAAGACCCCTTGACAGCCTTCACACGCATATTGGACTTGCAAGGAGAAAGCCTTATTCTCTATCCAATTATTGAAGCGGCTGAACAAGTCATCTATGGAGAAGGCTTAAGCATCAAAGGAACCGTGACAATGGGCACGGCAGGAGAAATCATGATCGAACCCGGCTACATCCTTGAAGACCACATCACAGTTTACACATTCATACCCATACGTGTTCACGACAAAATCAGGCGTGATGGCGTTGATTACGAGGTTTTAACCGTTCAAGGCTTCGATTTGAATGGCGACCCTGAATATTACAAAAGCGTTTGTCGGAGGCTAATTAGTCAATGAGTGAGTATGAAGACCCTGTAACAACAGTAATCAGGCTTCTCAGCAAGAAAATCCAAGTCATTAAAGACGATAATTCAATCGCTAACATTTACGTGAGCAAAGAATGGTATGACCGAGAACTTTTCAAAAACTATGACGCTCAAATAACTGTTGGCTTGGTTCAGAGTGAAGATCAGAAAATCGAGATGTCTGGCAGAATACGTCGCCGTTTAGGAAGAATCAGAGTTAACACATGGGCAACCGACCGCCCAGCAACATCCGACCCGGGAAGGCTCATGCGCCAAAAAATGGTTGAAGAGATCAACCGTATCATACACCAGAACCGTAACAGCCCTAATGTGTTGGAATACAATTTTGCTGGTTTAGGTTATCCTTCTGGCGATCCTCATAAGGCTTTTCAAGTAAGCTCCTCTTCCGAGCTTGTTCCTGGAGACGCTTCTTGGACCGAGCTAACTAACATTGAATATCAAGGAATCTGGTATAGTGATGATCAGCGTTATTCTAAAAGCACCTCTGTTAACCTCGAATATGGATTGATGCTTTTGCGCTTCAAGGTTGAGAGCAGAGAGAAAACGGTTAAAAAGATTGTTTTAGCGTTTGAAGGCTACGGCACTGCCCCAGCCGGCAATGGGAGTACGATAAAGGTTTGGAATCACGTGGCAAGCGCTTGGCAAAACGCTCAATCTGGGACGGGCGGAGCGGATGAAACAATCACTATCACGCTTACTACGAGTATTACGGACTTCATTGATGATGAGGGTTATGTTTGGCTTCTTGCCAGAACAACAAACCCGAGCAACGGAACCACAGCAGCTATAATATATTGTGATTGTGTTTCATGCACGGTTACAGTTAATGGCATAACATATCTGGATATTGCGAGTTTTCGTGATGCAGACCGTGTTGACGTTAAACCTATCATCTTCCGTACCGAGTTTATCCTAAAATCATGGTCCTTCGAGGACATTGGAGGAGTATTCTAAAAAAGGAGTGTGAAAAGAGGAAATGGTTGACACATATGGAGCGCACGAAAGCCGCGTTTACTACGTGCAAGAAAGCATCTATGGAACAACACCGACAAACCCATCGATGGTTGGTGTTCCAGCGGAAAACGTTGAGCCAGCCATAAACCCGAGTAACATAAAACTCAGAGGAATTGGCTCAGTTGATTTGCAAGCAGTCAAGAAAGGTCTAAGAGTACCAATCATCAAAGTTTCTTATCCACTGCCAAGCGATGGACCTATCGATTTTCTGCAACACGTAAAGGTTGAACTTAATGATTCTCTCAGTATTCAAGTCTTGTATTACAAGGGAATCTTCGCATCGGCAACAGATATAATCTCGTTGCTTCATACAGGCTGCAAATTCCAGAAGCTAACAGTTGAATGTAGCATCGAAGACTTTGTGAAGGCAACTGCTGAGCTTCTCAGTCAAGATTTGGCAATCGGAACCGCAAAGATCACTGGAGCAACCTACGGAGATAAAACTGGAGCCATACCTTTCTACGAAAGCTACGTAAAGAAAGGAGTAACAACGCTCGACCGTGTAACAGAGTGGAAATTCAACATCGAGAATAACCTTAAACAAGTGCCCGTTATCCGCACAACAAGCGGCTATTTGCTAAAGTATCTGCCTCACAGACACCGAAACCTCACAGGCGAAGTGACATTCGAGTTTGAAAGCAAAGACGAGTTTGATGATGTCATAGGCGATACGGAGTTCAGCTTAGAGTTTGGCTTAGGCGGAAGCAGCAAAGCTGTTTTCAGCAACTGCAAATGGGAAGATGTGAAAACACCGACTAAAGTTGAAGACTTGGTATCTCTTAAAGCTTCATTTGTAGCCAGACAGCTGGCGATAAGCTAAGCGGAGGCTTTCAAGTGAGGAGAGAAACTATTGAAATCGGAGACGAATACGGTTCAGAATATAGGGGCAAATACGTTTTTCAAGAGATTACATGGGCTAAGAGAAACCGCATACTGCAGAAATACACACGCTATAACCCTCAAACAGGCTTGGTCATAACAACAGATTACGTAGCGATTCAGGCTGAAACAGTATATGCTTCGCTTAAAGAGCAACCAGAAAAGAAGCCGATAACCCTTGAGAAACTTTTAGGCGAAGAAGAAGGCGTTCCAATAGGCTTAGGAGAATTATTCAGCAAAATCGCAAACAAACTTAACACTGTAACAATTGAGGAAACAAAAAACTCTTGAGGGCGATGAGGCGGAGTAAACCGCACCCAGCCCTCACGGTTTATAGGCTCTGCAAAGAGTTCGGATGGACAGTAACAGAGCTTGACAAGCAATCAGCTAAAACAATTGAGCAATTCCTCATAATTTTGGGTGAAGTGGACAGGCAAACGCAAGAGGAGATTGATAAAGCTAAGCGTGAGGCTAAACTGCATTGAGTGTTGAATTTAACGTTACAGTTGAGGATGAAGATTTCAGAAGGAAAATGGAAAAGCTACCTGATTCTTTGCAGAAATATTTACAGCAAGCCTTACAGCAAACAGCACAAACTATTATGATGCGAGCAAGGCAATTGGCTCCTGTTAAAACTGGAAGGCTTATGCAGAGTATTTACGTTCAACTAATCGGCGGATATACCGTAAAAGTTGGCTGCTATGTGTCATACGCCCTTTTCCAAGAGTTTGGAACACGATATATTGCACCACGCTATTTTCTAACACGTGCACTTCAAGAAAGTCGCTCAGAGTTTTTGTCAATTATGGGTTTAAACTTGCAATACGCATTAACGGAGGCTTCTACTGCATGAGCAGTCTCGGCGAAATTTTTGTTACAATTCGAGCGGTTAACGAGGCTACGCCAGAGTTTGAAACTATAAGCAGCGATGCTACACGGATGGCTTCAGCAGTTTCAGGTTCATCCATGGCTCTCCACGTAGAGAATTTTGCTTCTCCTGAAATTAACAAAGTCGCCGAAGACGCTACAAGAGTTAAGGCAGAGGTTGAAGCTTCACCAATAACGATTACTTTCGCACCCGTTGAAGTCCCATCCATCCCACCTGTTGATACTTCTCCAATTCAAACAAGCATGAATGAGGTCAATATTAGTGCAACAGCCATGGGTGCATCTGTTGCGGAAGCAGGCTCAAGCTTTACGGATATGCAGACACATGTTGAATCTTGTAATGTGAGCTTGCGCACGGTTGCTGGTGGCATAAGGACTACTGCTATGATGGGCACGGAGTTAACAACGCTTGCCGCAGATTTTGGACTCGTTGATAAGGAGACAAGCAAGTATCTGCGTACCATAATGACCGTTATAATGGTGGTCTCAACCTGCGCTCGAATGTACAGCTTTCTCACGTTGATGACGACTGGACACACGGCTGCCGTGGCGATTGAAGGAACAACTGAAACAGCTACAACAGGAGCCGTAACCGCTTCAGGCATAGCCCACAGCATCAAAACAGCCATTACATGGGCAGCAACCGCAGCTCAAAACGCCTTAAACATTAGCCACGCAACGTTTCTTGCTTTAACCGGTGTTGGAATTGGTGTGATTATTGCTGCAGCAGCAGCCATGGCTTATTTCGCAAGTCAAATGAACGCCGCAACCGCAAGCGTTAAAGAGTATAACGCGACTGCTGCTCAAACGCCGACACGCACTCGAGGCATAACAAGGGCTGGCGAATCAGACCTCTATCGCAGGGGAGTTGAAGGGGCACCATGAGTGTTAGCATTCCAGTACTTGCTGTGGTCCTCGGCTCTGTTACTCCTCCCCAAGGCGACATTATTGAAGCCAGAGTACATTTAGGGGCCACGAAGGAGGTTAGCAGTTGGGAATTGCTTCTGCAGAATTGGGATAAGAAGTATAGCCCGGGCGGGACCTATCCAATTATCGTGGGGCAAGATGGCTATATTGACATTGGCAGAGGCGTGAACTGTCCGCAGATCATTACTACGAGGACGGAGAGTATCAAGTACGAGTCAAGCCCTACCGAGAGTTATCTGCGTGTGAGCGGTCGGTGTTGGGGCGAGAAACTTTTCCGCCGGGTTGTGACGAAGACGTATTCCAATCAAAAAGGCGAAGTCATAGTTAAAGACCTCATGGATTCTTTTGCTGGTTTAAGTCATAATCGTGAGGGAACAGAGCTTGTTGAGAATACGGATACAACGTTCACTCTTTTGGAGTACGATAATACTCCGGTGTTTGACATTCTGAAGATCATTGCGGGAGCCTCTGATAAGGCTGGCGTGATCGGTTACGATTTTCGTGTTGCCCCTGACGGCAAATTTGAGTTTTTTGCAAGGAATAGCAAAACCTCGTCTGTGTCTCTAACTGAGAAGATTGAGGCAAGTGAATATCGCAAGGAGATTTCTTGCGTAAGAAATAAAATTACGAGTTATGGTGTTGCAGATAACAGTGTTCCAGCGGACAAAGATGCTTGGACTGAAAGCCTAACGCCCACTGATGGTGCTTGGAGTGGTGTTTCAGGTACAGTGAGCTTTGACACAGCAACAAAGAAAAAAGGCACTGGAAGCATCAAAACGTATGCCGCAAATCTCTATTATGCAGCTTGTATATTCACTTTGAACGCTGGCAAAGAAGTCAACGGAAATCTTTATCCTCTTTTAAGCTTCTGGATTATGCGCGAAAGCACTTTCAACGGAAACGTAAACGTAATCCTCTATGACATTACGGATAAGAGCGCTTCTCACATGTTCACCATTGGCGCTGGAGAATGGTTCCAAAGAGACTTTAAAGTTGGAGTTGGAAACGCTGATGTTTGGGATGTTGAAAGCGGCTTTGATTGGATCCAAATAAAGAAGATTCGTTTTGACTGTTGGTTTACGGGCTCTGGTACGGGCAGTTTCTGGGTTGACGGCTTATTCTTTGGAGGACGTAGGTATAGCAGCACACAAGAGGATAGTGGAAGTCAATCACTTTATGGCTTAAGGGAGCTTGTTGAAGTTGATGAGGAACTTTACAGCGACAATGAATGCATGTTAAGGGCTAAGGCTATTCTTGCTCAACTGAAAGATCCAGCCGAGTACCTCACAGTAAGTAGCACTGTGATTGATTATGGCACTACACCGCTTTTGCAAGCTGACAAAATCCATGTAACCTTGCCGAATGAGAATGTCGATGCTGATTTCCGCATTTTAAGTGTGGAATATCACGTAGACGCGAAGACACAGACTCTTGAGATTACATTAGAACTTGGAAGGGAGCGGTCACTATTGGCTGATTATCTGTACGCTTTGCGCAGCAAAACTGACCATCTTAGTAGACACAAAATTGCGAGGATTATTTAATGAGTAAATGGGCTGGCGAATCAATCCACAATGCTATTCTAAGCCAGCTCACAAGCGCTCCGTTAGGCAAGAAGATTACTAAAATTGAGTTTGGAAAAGACGCTAACGATAACATACGTGAGATTAAATTTTATGATGAAGCAGAATTGCTTTTCACCTTAACTTTTAGCAATGCTGGTCCTGTCGTATCTACATGGAGTATTACAAGGTCATAGGGGGTGGCTCGAACATAGCCAGTATGTCTGACTGTGCGAGAAACCGAAAATAATGGAGGAATATAAAAAAATGAGTGAAACAAAAACTGAAGTCTTAGCATGGGTTAGCACGTCTTGCCGATTCTGCGGATGGACAGGCAAAGTTGAAGTGACAGAAAAAGATGCAAACGGAAAACTTGTGGTTCGATGTCCTCAATGTAAGGAGAGGATAAACATTGAATGAAAACAAAATGCCAATAGAAAACATGGGTAGTATAGATGACGCTGTTCGCACATTAATCACAAGGGCGCCACAAAACCGTTCGGTTGAGGAGATTCTTAAAGAAATCAAAGTGAAGTTTAGGGTTGAAGTAGCCAGATACGATTCAAAACATAAAAAATACCGAATGATTAAAGACCCCAAAACTGGAAAACTGACAATGTTTCAACTGCACTATGACAGCGAAGAAATGAATTTAGATGATTTGCTAACTAAAGTTGGAAGAGACTTAATCCACAATGCAAGTTTCATGACAGGAACGCAACCAGCAGCCTTAACGTATTATGCAATCTGCAACCCCGCCACATTCAGCCCTGCAGATACAGACACAACTTTGAATACGGAAATAACAACGCCTTCAGGTCTTGCAAGACACGTTTGCAACGGCTCAGTTGACGGAGTAACAGAATCCTTCACGCATACGGCGAGTGGAAACACTACTGTTGTGGTTTGCGGTTTCAAAAATAATGGTACAGGTGCTGTAACTGGCATAAAAGGTTATGGAAACTTTAACGCTGCTTCAGGAGGAACTTTAGGAACAGAATCAGCTTTCACAAGTTTAGACCTGCAAGAAAATGATATTCTTAAGTTGACGGTTACTTTGACGTTAGGCTAAACTTAGAAGGACTATATTTAATGGCTGATTGGACTACGCCCACGGCGGTTCATAGTAAATGCGGAGAAACAAGTCCATACATAGCAGTTAACACCATTGACGAGAGTATAACAACATTTTGGTATCATGGTTCGACTGAGTATCATTGGATAATTTTTGACATGGGCGAAACTAAGAAAATAACTCAAATTCGACTTTATGTACCATCAGGAACATCTACTATGATTTTTGGCTTAGACGTTGGGTTATATGTTTATGTTGGTGATGACCCAGCGAATTTGGGAGATGCTGTTTGGGAAGGAATTTTAAATGTTGAAAACCAATGGAATGAAAGCGGAACTTTCGATAAGAATGGACGTTACATCAAACTTTTGTCTAAATCTAACTACAAATACCAACGCATATATGAGTTTGACGCTATGGCAGAAGCCGTTGCAGGCGGACCAATAGAACGGGCAGTGACAGAATCGCTGGGAAGCATTTCTGATGTCACAACTCAACTGCTTCAGCGAGACCGTCAAACTTCAGAATCTTCCATTTCTGCAAGTGATGGCGTATCAGCAGAAAAGTTTGTTCCGCTTGTGGAACGAAATGTTTCTGAAACCTCTATTTCCATTGCTGATTCACCTGTTTACACTTTACGCCGAGACAGAAGTTTATCAGAACCCACCATCACAGTTTCAGATGGAGTGATAAGGGTCTTTTGGGGATACAGGATGGTTTCTGAACCCTCTATTTCTGCGAGCGATGACGTTTCAGCAGAAAAAATCAGCGGTCTTGTTCGTGAAGTTAATGAACCCGCCATTTCTGTTTCTGACGTTATTGTATATTTCCTTCAGCGAATAATCAACATTTCAGAACCGTCAATATCAATGAGCGATGACATCCTCTCAGTAGCATACAGAAGCGTAAGCATATCTGAAGTTTCCGTGGGCGTTAGCGATTCAACAGGATATATGTTTTACCGTGGAAGAGAAATTCCTGAATCTTTAGGCCTTGTTTCTGACGGAATTGGCTATACTGTTAGGCATGTTGTAAGCGTATCGGAGCCCACTATTTCAGTTTCAGATGTTGTATATGCTGGTATTTTTGGCAAAGTGGTGAAGGTTAAAATCTTCCTGATTATAGGCGACTTAGCTATTCAGCTCACAGGTGCTTGAAAGCTGTTTAAAGTTGGATGAAAGCTTGTGAAGAATGAGAATTTGAAAAAGAAAACAGAAAAGCTTGAACCAGGAGACCTTGTCTGCATATTGTGGAACGACGCAAGCATCGGATCCAGCTTCACCACCGTAGGAATCCCGGTTGCTGTTAAAAGCGTAGGCATATACGTAGGCTACGCTGGACAGCCAAAACATGCAATTCTCTGCCAAAATGATTTTTCCTACAACCCTGAATTGCATGATGTGGATTACACAGCAATCCCGTTTCCATGGTTCAAAGAAATTAAAATTCTCCATAAGGCTTTTGTAACAAGTGAAGAGGCAACGTTGATTCTCCAAAACGTTCTAACAGGCATGGGAACACGGAGACGCAGAAGAAGAATTTTCCAGATGAGGGCCAACAACCATGACAAACTGGATTAGACGTGCTTTAACAAAAAAGATAGCTCGCAAAGGACCAAAGGCAAAACAGCAAATAATAGTGATTCCGCCAAACGAAAAACTTGTTTTAGGCGTGAAATTCGCAATAGCCATGACTACTTGCTTGTCAGCTCTCGAAATAGCCCACATGGCTTTACTGGGCAAATGGAACAGCGAAATATTCTCCGCGATAACAGGCTTGTCTGGCACGGTTATCGGAATTTTTCTAAGCCATAAAGCATGAGTCCATAGCCTTCTATCAGCTTCTTTTGCGCATTTAAAACCAGTCAGCGGACACCATACAAATCAAAAATGGTGATTGAATTTGAGAAGACGCCGAGAGTATTTCCACATTCGCAGTTATGCACGTCGTTATGACAAGCGAACAGGCAAATTCATAATTAGCATCGGTTATCAAACTGCTGCGCCTAAACCGACGGGTCGTGTTGTGGCTGTGGCTGAAGGCTTCGGCCTGGGCCTTGACCCATGGGAGAAGTTCATAGTTTACGATAATGTT